CTTGGCAGAATCATGAGTTCTGGGAGTTGAAACCGAATAGTAACGGAGAAACCACGGTAGAGGTACTAGGTAATGCGTTTGACAATCCAGAATTATTGCAGGAGGAATCAGATGAGTAAATCAGTGTTAGTGATAGATGCACCAGAGAATTGCTATGATTGTCCGTTCGGAACTGCATACTGCAGCGAACTTGAATATGTGGGTTATTGTGAATTAGCTGACTGTTTAGATTATGATGTAATTCTGATGACAGAAGAACATTATGATTGTGAAAGCAAATCAAGACCTGATTGGTGTCCATTGAAGCCATTGCCGGATAAAATGAAATTAACAGGAGTGTACGGAAGAGAGCATTTTCAAAACAATGGGAAAATGCCTAGTTACAAGATTGGTTGGAACGATTGCATTGATGTGATTACGGGAGAAAATTCTGATGATTAATTTAACAGGAAAAAGCGTGTTTGTAAAGACACAGGAAGAATATTTGAGTGTTCTGAAAATAGCAAGGCTTCAGAGATTTACATGGGCGAGAGTAAACCATTTAAACCCTGTCGAAATTCCAATTCCAAACATATTGAATTTTTATAGTAGCAAGATGGTCACTTGCAGAGACAATGATGAAAGAATATTGTGTGAAGCATCTGAAATCGTCGAAGATGAAGAAAAGGTCAAAGATGCAGTAAATCTTGTCAGAACATTTGCTAAAAAACCAGACAGAACAGCATTGACGGAATCATTTATTAAATCCTTGAAGTTACTCGCAGATGCCGTAGAAAGTCAGATGGAAGAGGTGAAGTAGATGGCAGATAAACCTACACCAGACATAACGTCAAACCTTGCTATATCAGCGTACCACGTACTACAACAATATTGTACTGGACAGCCAGCGGATTGCAAAGGCTGCGGATTCTACGAACACTGTCCAGAATGTTTCCAAGGTATACCATGTGACTGGAGCCTAAATGAAGAAGGTGGAATAAATGAAACTGAGAAAGGCAACACTAACTGATTACGGAGTGCCGCCGGATGATATACCAACATTACAAAGCCACTTGCGGAATCTTAACGAGAGCGACAAATACAATCTGCTACAGGTATCTATCAAATATGCACCCGGCATTGAATCGCAAATCTATGATAGCATCGTCAACAGTATTGGTTATCGGACAATGGAGAAGATCAGAACGGTTCCTGCAACGGAGAATGACTTTTATGGCTACAAACGCAAGGTCATGGCGGAATATTATCATCTGGCCAAATTGATTGGCAGACTTTAAAAAAAAACTTAAAAATTTATAAAAGTGGTAGAGAGCTACGTACACCCTAGTATGGTATTATAGTATATATAACTATAACTATGTTAGGGTGTATTTTATGTTTGGAGGTGAGAACGTGGGAATGCCAATGGGGAAACCGCCCATGTATAAAACAGTAGATGAAATTGAAAAAAAAATTGAAAAATATTTTGAAGATTGTAAAGGACATCCTTTGACTGATAGTAAAGGTAAACAAATGTTTAATAAATTTGGGTCTCCCGTTTTTGTAGACGTTCACCCTCCGACCGTTACAGGACTTGCTCTGGCCCTTGGATTTACAAGCAGACAGGCTCTTTTAAACTATCAAGCAAAACCAGAGTTTGTTGACACGATTACGCGCGCGAAAGCCAGAGTAGAACAGTACGCAGAAGAAAGGCTATTTGATCGTGACGGTTCAAATGGCGCACAGTTCAGTTTAAGAAACAACTTTAAAGGATGGGATGCTGACAAGAAAAATGATGATTCTGGAGATGGAAAGATTACCATTGTAAATAATATTCCAAGGCCGGAGAAACAGAATGAATGAGAATCCGATTAATCTGAATGAAATTATAGCTCCCGCCTTTTACAATGTGTTCTGGGATATTTTGGACGGAAAACACACCTATTATGATTTATATGGTGGGCGTGGATCTACTAAATCATCTTTCGTGGGTGTCATGATTCCTTTCCTGATGATGCAGGACGCAGAGAACGGCATAATGTCAAATGCTGTTATCTTCCGTAAAGTCGGAAATACACTCCGAGAATCCGTTTATGAACAGATAGCATGGGGGATTGACGCGCTCGGAGTCAATGAACTATGGGACACCAGTGTAAGCCCTATGCAGTACACTTATAAGCCTACTGGACAGAAAATCATATTCAGAGGACTGGACAAGGCAAAAAAGACTAAATCTATTAAAGCAAGCAAGGGATATTTCAAGTATCTCTGGTTCGAGGAACTTGACGAATTTTCGGGCATTGAAGAAATTCGTACAGTGCAGCAGTCAGTCCTTCGAGGTGGCAGTAAGTTTGTTGTATTTAAGACATTCAATCCGCCAATTAGCCGGAGCAACTGGGCGAATGTGTATGTAGAAGAACCACGAGACGACAGCTACAGGCACAAGAGTGATTACAGATCAGTTCCTGTTGAATGGCTTGGTCAACAATTCCTTGATGATGCGGAACATCTCAAAAAGACAAATCCAAGAGCCTATCAGCATGAATACCTTGGATTACCTGTCGGACTCGGTACAAATATCTTTGAGCTGTTGGAAATCCGAACGATTCCAGACGAAGAAATTCAGAAGTATCAAAGCGTCTATCAGGGACAAGACTGGGGATGGTATCCGGATCCCAAAGCGTTTATTCGTGTGGCTTATGTACCTAATCAGGAAAAAGTTTTTTTATTAGACGAGCTTGGAGGCTCCAAGATAAGAAACAAGGAAATGGCTAACCAGATAAAGAAAAAAGGATATGATGATTATTCAATATCTTGCGGAGTTGATGAAGAAGAAAGTATTATTGACTTCCGAGATGCAGGGCTTCCAGCACGTAGGGCCATTGTTACACCGGGAAGCCGTAAATATACGTTTGAGTGGCTACAGTGTCGAACGTTGGTTATTGATCCGGCACGAACGCCTAGAGCATACAAGGAAATTATCAATTATGAGCATGAAGTAGATAGCAATGGAGAAGTGATTGCAGATTATCCAGATGGCAACGATCACTGGATAGATTCTCTCAGATACGCAACCAGTCCATTGTCCATGAGAAGAGGACATAGCGCATAATGAATAGCAAAGAAAAAATATCTAAATGTTTGGAAATTCTGGACAAATTCCAGTTCTTCCAAGGACAAAGAACTGGAAGAGAATTGTGGAATGATAAACCAGTAGAGATACAGAACGAAGATATAAAGAATTTCAATAAAGACATAGAGTTTATCAGAAATGTGCTGAAATCAGCTAATTCAGGTGATTAAATGGGACTTATAACAACACTAAAAAGGTGGTTTAACATGATATTCAAAAAACAAGCCGAAGAGGACTTTAACATCCAGGCAGCAGAATTTCCAGAGATGGAATCACTGATTAACCGGTGCGCGAACATTTACAGGGGAGTGCCGGAATGGTTAGATGATAAGAATAATATCAAGACGATTAATTTTGCTAAATCTGTGTGTTCTGAGACTGCCCGGCTCGCAACATTGGCGATCGGCATTCAGGTAGACGGTTCTGCAAGAGCTACGTGGTTACAGGAACAGATTGACAAGGTATACTTCCAGATTCGGCACTGGGTGGAATATGGCTGTGCTTACGGAACGGTGTTCATTAAGCCAAACGGTGAGAGCCTTGACATATTTACACCGACTGATGTGATGATTGTAGATTATGATAATCAGGAAATCAAAGGGATTATATTCAAGGATTCTTATGTTGTTGGGCGGAAATATTATACACGGCTTGAATATCATAGATTTATTGAGATCACCGTGGATGGTGTAACAACCTATCCGTATTATGTTTCTAACAGAGCCTATGTATCAAAATCCCCTCAGTCAATCGGAGACAAGATTGACCTTAAACAGACAAAGTGGGCTGACCTCATGGCAGACACGCCACCAATGCTCAAGGCAAACGGGGAGAAGTTGGACGGACCTCTGTACGGAGTACTGCGGACACCGCAGGCAAATAACGTGGATATTAACGCACCATTGGGTTTGCCAATATTTGCCGAAGCCATTGAAGAGTTAAAAGACCTCGATATTGCATACAGCAGAAACGCCGGAGAGATTTTTGATTCGCAGAAGATTGTTCTGGCAGATGATAGACTACTGATACCAAGCGGTGCACCTGTAGCAGCCATGTCGCCACAGGGCATGGAGAACAGACGTAATGAGATGAACTTACCGCACTTTGTCAAGAATGTATTCGGACAGGACGAGAAAGAGTTTTATCAAGAAATCAATCCGATTCTCAACACAGATACCCGTATAAGCGGCATAAATGCCCTTTTAAGCCAGTTAGGGTACAAGATTGGATTCTCCAACGGGTATTTTGTATTCAACGAATCCAGCGGCATTCAGACGGCTACAGGAGTAGAAGCAGAACAGCAGAGGACAGTCCAGTTCATCAAAGACGTTCGAGATAAATTGGAATCCTGTCTGGACGAAGTTATCTACGCATTGAACGTTTACGCTGATCTGTACGGGCTTGCACCGGTCGGCACTTATGAAGTCAATTATGATTTTGGAGACATTCTATATGTGCGTGAAAACGACCGTGCAAGATGGTGGAAGTATGTGACCACTGGTAAGGTTCCGGCTTGGCTGTATTTCGTGAAATTCGAGGGAATGACAGAGAAAGAAGCGAAAGCAATGGTCAAAGAAGCTCAGCCAGACGAACCAACATTATTCGGAGAGGAGTAAAAAGATGGCAGATAAACCAGTAACAAGGGAAGAAAAATATCTTGCGTACTTGACAGGTGATTACACGGGCGAACTCCCGAAGCCAATCACGAGGAAAGAGAAGTATTTATACGAATTGTGCTTAAAAGGAATAGGCGGTGAAATCTCGCCGGAAGAAATCAAGAATGCAGTAAATGAGTACCTCGAAAAGAATCCAGTCAAGCCCGGTGCCACCACAGAACAGGCACAGCAGATCGAGCAGAATAAAAAGGATGTTGCTTCGCTGAAGGAAGATTTATCCACCAAAATCACTAAATTCTACGCATCAAATCAGGGTGAAACTCATATCACTGATTCTGACAATGGAAAGATTCAAGATATGATGATATATGGGAGGTCAAGCCAATTTACAACTACTGGTAAGAATCTCCTTAAAATTAAAGACGGGACACAAACAACACGAGGGGTAACTATTACTGCGAAGGATGGAGTAGTTGCATTGAAAGGAACTGCAAAAGAAGCAGGATGGACGACACTTGATGTTGATTCTTTTGCGTTAGATGGGACGTACATCCTTAGTTCTAATATTACAGAAATGCAAGTGAGAGTAGCAAACAAATCAAACAAAGAGGTTCTGAAACAGGGCAAATCAGCAACCTTAGAAAATGAAGAGGTATCCAAAGTGGTTTTTCCTGTCACAGGCGGAAAAACCTATGACGTTTCTAATATTCTGGTTCAGATAGAAAAAGGTTCTGAAGCCACCTCCTACGAACCTTACACTGGTGGAAAGCCATCCCCATCACCAGATTATCCGCAAGAGATTAAGAGCGTGGTGAATCCTACAGTTAAAGTAACAAATGAAGATGGATTAAAGGTTCAGTCTGTTACGCTTAACAATATCACCCTTAACGCAATTCCAGTCTCAAGTGGTGGCAACGTCACAATCAACGGACAGCAGTATATTGCAGATTATGTGGATGTGGAACGTGAAAAGTTGGTAAAGATGGTTGATTCTTCTAAGTTAGATAATACGCAATCTATTATAAACAAAACTGAATGGTTGCTAGCAGAACCACAAGAAATTGACTTAACACAGAAAGAAGTACAGACACTTAAAGCACTTGCAACATATTATCCAACTACAAACATCAGCGTCAATTCAGAACAGTTGGATGGATATACAGTATTTAACTATCCGGTTAGCATGGCTAATGGATGGAACTATGTAAAACAGCAACTCAACGACAATCGTGATTATATTTATGATATGGATTTGCAATCTGCAGAAGCTTATGTAAATTCAGAGTACGCAGTAACATTAACAGAATTGGAGGTATAATTATGTTATATAGAACACTATTAAAACTTAAAGAAAGAAATGGGCTTACAGATGATTTGAAAAATAAGATCGATATTTTCTTTGCGACTGACAGGATTACTGAGGAACAGTATAATGAGTTGATGGATGTTGATAAGGAAGAAGAATCGAAAGCGGAAACTAATTAACTAAAGAGGGGCTTTAATTAACCATCAAAAAGGACAAAACATGTACCACGACTTTTATCGAAAGAGGTGATATACTATGCTTAGTCCAGAATATTTACGGCGAATTACAGAGGGCAGTGAGCAGATTGCCGAAGAACTGCATCAATATATCATCTCTGAGATTGTGTCGAGAATGCTGGCAAGAATCGGCAGAGGTGAGGATTATATCCTGACTAATGCCGATGCGTGGAGAATCAGGACGTTGCAGGAATCTGGTGAACTGCTAGAGGACATTCTGGCGGAACTATCCAGGTATACCAAACGTGAACAACAGGAACTTCTTGAAGCGTTTGAAGATGCCGGAATCACTGCAATGAACTATGATGATAAGGTATATAAGGCGGCAGGATTAAGCCCTGTACCGCTCAAACAGTCTCCAACTATGATAAGACTCATGGAGCGGAATATGCTTGCGACTATGGGAGAGTGGAAGAACTTTACACGAACCACTGCAAGTGCCGCTCAAAGGCTCTATATTGAGCAGTGCGACCTTGCGTATAACCATGTAATGACTGGGGCGGTTGGATATACGCAAGCCATCAAAGAGGCAGTTAATAACGTTGTGAGTGGTGGCGTTACTGTCACATATCCATCTGGCAGAAAAGATACAATTGAAACAGCAGTTGCACGTTCTGTCAGAACTGGCGTGGCGCAGGCTACGGGAGACATATCCCTAAAGCGCATGGAAGAAATGGACTGGGATTTAGTTCTGGTCAGTGCTCACATCGGAGCGAGAACGGGGGACGGTGGAGAAAATCCCGGAAATCATTCGTGGTGGCAAGGAAAGATATACTCTCGTTCTGGCAAGAGCAAGAAATTTCCACCGTTCTCATTGACCGGATATGGAACGGCAAGTGGACTGTCAGGGGTCAATTGTCGGCATAGCTTTGGAGCCAGTGATGGGGAATTTAATCCTTATGCAGAACTATCGGCACAGGATAAAGCCAACAAGGGAAAACAGTACGAAAAAGAACAGCGACAGCGCACTTATGAGCGAAGAATCCGCAAAACAAAGCGTGAAGTCCTTGGAATGCAAGCGGCGGTTGATAACTGCAAGGACGAACAGGCAAAATTCGCATTACAACAAGACCTTGACCGGAAGTCTTATCTTTTGCAGAAACAGAATGCTGCATACAAAGATTACTGCAAGCAGAACGACCTGAGGGAACTGAAAGACCGGCTCATGATTGCTAAGTGGAATCGTCAGAACGCCGCAAAAGTCAGAGGAGCGGCAAAGAGATATAAAACAGCAAAGGGGATTGACTGATGGATAGATGGGAATATTTTAATCCTAATCCTGTTAAGGACAAGAGAACAGGAGATTGCGTTGTTCGGGCAATATGCAAAGCAACTGGCTTTGACTGGGAAACAATATTCGCCGGACTAATGGTGCAGGCGTGTACTCTGTCAGATATGCCAAGTGCAAATTATGTCTGGGGAGCGTATCTCTATAAGCGTGGGTACAGACGCAAACTGATTGAACAATCAGAACGATATATCTATACAGTCAACGACTTTTGCGCAGACCATCCGACAGGCACGTACATTCTCTGCATAGATGGTCATGTGGTGACGGTGCAAGAGGGCAAATATTTCGATACATGGGATAGTGGTAATGAGATCCCGGTATATTACTGGGAAAAGGAGTAGCTAAATGAGCATATCAGAATTTGTACAGATTTTCCTCTCTATCTGTGGAGGGGTGTCCATTGTCGGAGGGGCGGCAGCCGTAATCTTTAAATGGATTACCCCGGCATTCCGACTTAATAAGCGAGTAGAGACACT